TGCCCAGTTAGCTGCACCACGGCGTGTACGCTGTGCTACTAGGTTTGCTTGCTGGTTGATTAGTGTCGCTAGAACTGCGTGACGGTCGCCAACGAATGTTGGTTGACCTGTGAATGTGCCGTTCATATCGAATGATGCACCTTGAGTCGCTAGGTTTTCTAGTGAGCCTAGGATCTCTTGGTCGATTTCTGCTGTGATTTCCATTGCAAGTGCTGCCATGATTTCTGCTTCGATATCTAGGCCGTGCATTGCGTTTGCGTCTTGTGCCGCTTCAAAAGTCCAACGTGCTGATAGCTTACGTGTTTTCGCTTCAACAGTTTGCTTTAGAACTTGGATTGACATACGGTTACCCGCTGTACCTTCCATTGATGCTGTTGATAGTGGCGCTTGTGAGCCGTCACCTGAGTATGACTTCGCAATATCAAATGGTGATAGTGCTTCTGAGCCTGCTGTTGTTGAACCTGCGTTATCTGCATAACGTACACGTAGTGTGTGGATCTGACCAACTGGGCCAGTCATTGGCTGAACGCCGATGATTTCGTTTGCAATAACTGTTGGCATAACACGACGGATAACTGGTAGGATCACTTTGTTTAGTGTCGCAATGTTACCTGCCTGTGTAGCACCTGCTGTAGCTGATTCGTTTAGAGCTACTTTTGTGTTTTCTAGTACTGATGACATAACATCACGTTTTGTGCCTTCTAGACCTTCTAGAAGTGCGTCACGTGTGTTATCCCAGTTTTCAAAAAGATTTGACATCTTTCTATCTCCTGTATCCTGTTTAATTACTTAAGGCCGGCTAATTTGCGTAGCACGACAATATCGGCATCATCTGATTCTGGTTTCGCTTGTTCAGTCATTGTTTCACGATTGCCAGTCTTTTCTGTGACTTTGCCTTCTGTTAGGGTTTCTTTTGTTTCTGCTTTTGCAGTAACATTTTCATTCAAAACTGCTGGTAGATATTTTTTGAATGCAGTTTTTAAGTTTGAAGTTTTTACTGATTCCAGTAGGTCTGCCATTACTTCACGCTTCTGACCAGCTAGTGGTTTTAGAAGATTACTTAGTACTTCCTTACGGTTCATACGATCTTCCATTACACGCTGTGTCTTTTTCGCTGCTGCAATAGCTTCTTCTTTCTCAGCAATCACTGCTTCTAGTTCTGCAACCTTGTTAGCAGTCTCGTTTAGCTTTTTGTTCACTTTTGCTACTTCTGTGCCTTCGTTTAGTTGTGAAGACATGAATTCGCCTGCGAATGCTTCGAACAATTTACGACCAAATTCGTTTTCTTTGGCTGCTTGAATGTCCTCTTTAAGCGCAGTTAGTTCTGAACGTAGAGCGTTTGAAATTGTATTTTCTACTAGCTCTGCTGAACGCTTGACAAATGATTCTTTTGTTTTATTAAGAAGTTCTTTGCCTTCTGCTACCATGCGTACTTTAGTTTCTACTAATTCACGCTTGTCGTTGTGGAACTCCGCTAGTTCACGTGAAAGTTGCTTCACTACAAACGATTTTGTCGTTTCTAGATTTTCTGCTACTTTTGCACGGTCATCACGTAGTTCTTTAACTTCGGCTGCAAGTTGAGAAGTAATGAATTTTTCAAGGATCTTTGCGTGTTCAGAAATTGCTTTCTTATACGCAACACGTTCTGCGATTAGAGCTTCACGGTCTGTTTTGAACTCTTCCATTTCAGTACGGATTGCTTCATTTAGCATGTTATCCATAGCTTCAACGATGATACCTTTATCGTGTTCAAATTTCTGTGCGAACTCCTCACGCAACTCGGCTGTGATTTCCTCTCTTGCTTCATTTAGTTTTGCTTCCATCGCCTCTTTAATAGCCGCACCAGCTTCTTCGCTTAGTGTGCCCGACTCTAGAAGGTTAGCAAGGATTTCTGTTGCCATTGTTGCTTCTCCTGTTTTACAGTTTAAGTTCACGAATGAACTTTACTATTTCTTGTGACAAGTACTTTTGTGCAGCCTTGTCATTTTGTACATCCTGTGCCAGCTGCCATGTTTGGTAGCCGCCACGCATATTCATTAGTCCCTCGTAGATCGCCTTTGGATACGCCTCTGGTGCGCTTGGCTGTGCTACGATATCTACTGTGACAATCTCAAAGTTACTCACTTCACCGTTGCTGCCAACTTCACCTGAACCACGAGATGAGACACCTAGTGTAGCACCTGACTCGATTAATGTTCTGATAATGTTGCCCATTGGTGTAGGAACGATTTTAAGTTTACCAAAGCCGTTAGGACCATCCATCCACATATTTTCAATAATGTGTGACACACGGTCTACGTTGACTGTTAGTTCTGGTGGGTGGTCACATTCACCAAGGACTGGGAAACCGTCAGAAATTTTCTTCTGAACACTTTCCACTGCCTTAGCAATTTCTGAAACCGGGTATACTCGTTGGTTAGCATTCTTAACGCCACCTTGGACGAAAATGCCTTCCATGAACATACTCTTTTCACCATTCTCACCTTCAACGATACGTGATTTCACATTCGCTTGATTGTGTGATAATCTTTCAATAAGAACGGTCATTGGTTTCTCCAAATAAGTTTAACTTATGATGTAATTGACTTTGTGTTTACACCATTATCACCTGGTTTCGCTGTCTGTTTTGACATCGCTGGTGATTTTTTGTTGCCTGATACGTTAACGTTCTTTGTTGACATATCTTTAGGTGCGTCACCTTTACCACCTGATGTGTTACCATCATGTGTTTTTACTGGTGCAGCGTTTGAGTCATCGCCAGGACGCTTTGGGTTTGCGTTTACTGTTGATGCTGTGTTGTCGCCGTTGTCGCCTTCTGATGCTGAAACTGGAGTTACATACTCGTCTAGTTTCTCGTCATCTTCTGCGTCATCGTCTGATTCGTCTAGGTCTAGTTCTTCTGACTCGTCTAGGTCTTCGTCATCTGATTCTTCTAGTTCTAGTTCAAATGATTCTTCCATGTCGTCTTCTGCTTCTGCATCATCTTCTTCTGCATCTGCTTCTTCACCGTTCATGATTTTTTCGAATTCTGCTTCTAGTTCTGCTAGTGCTGACTCTAGATCATCTACACGTGTTTCCATGTCGTCGTCACCAGCTTCGTCGCCCATTTCTAGGTCGTCAACTGCTTCTTCGTCGTCCATTTCATCTTCGTCATAGAATTCTTCTGACTCGATTTCTTCTTCATCTGATGCTAATTCATCTGATGCTTCGTCTTCTAAGTCTAGTGAACCTTCTTCAAGTTCTTCTTCTGACTCTTCAAGTTCTTCTTCTGACTCGTCTAGATCCTCAAGGTCTTCTTCTACAACTTCATCGCTTTCGTTTAGAAGTTCTTCGTGGATTTGACGAGCGTTTTCTACGATAAAATCGTGTAGTAGCTCTTCCGCTGCTTCACGCTTCTCGTTGATAAGAAGTTCTAGTACTTGTTCTAGTTTGCTTCTTGACATTATAAGTCTCCTTATCTAGGTTAAAAGCCACGTCATTCTAAGTGGCAAGGGTTGTAGAAACACTCTTGTTTCAAAAGTATTTATAGATTAAAATAGTTATTATAAGGGAAATGCAAAAAAACGGCTGTTTTTTAGCCGCTTTTTGGTTGTAGAGATATTTAGTAAGTGATTTATAGAACTTATATTACTACTTAATTATAGTTCACCGCCCATTTCACCGCCACCTTCGCCACCGCCTGCTGCATATTGACGTTGTACTTGTTGAGTACGAACACCTTGCTGATACTTACGATATTCACGAATTTTGCGAAGTTTTGATAGGTGGATAAGAGTTAGACGGTCTTTACGAGTGTCGCCTAATTCTCTTTGATTTGACTTATCCTCCTCAGGAGAATAGTTTTCTGTTAAATCTGTATATCTCATAGTAGTATTTATACTTCTTCGTCAGATTCAGCGTTTTCAGCGCCTGAAATTGGTGATCCGTCTTCTGCATCATCCATATCAGTTTCATCAAAGTCAAAATCATCTTCACCACCGAAGCCTTCTGGGCTAGGTGCGGCACCTACACCTTTCAGCGTGTCGTCTGCTGGTGCTAGTGCATCATCTTGTCCGTTTTCCTCACGCCATTGCTTTTCATTTTCGATGATTTCATCTTCTGAAAGACCCAAGAAACGCTGTAGTGCAAAACGCTTACTCATGTAAGGAACATCTGCTACTGTTGAGAACACATTCATTGCTACTTGGTCTACTTCTGCTTGACGGAACTTACCAAAGTTTTGCGGAACGTTAAAGTTAAGTGAGAATAGAGAACTTTCTACTTGAACCCCACGATGTTTTAAAAACATCTTAAATTCACGGTCAAGTTCTTCTACGATAAGTGCTTGTAGTCTTTCACAGAACTTAGTGAAGCGGAATTCTTGAATCATTGCTGTGCCAACACGACCATCATTGTATGATGAACCACCGTCTTCCTGTCCACCGATATATGATGGTGGGACACGTAGACCACGCAGTAGTTTGTCGTTGAAATATTTCAAGTCATCAATCTGTCCCAAGTTCTCACCACCTGGTAGTGTCTCAACTTTAGAACCACGACCTTCTGCTGTCTGAGCAAAGAAGTAGTCTTCCATAATTGATAGTGGATTGTAAGCACTATCTGTAATGTTCTGTCCACCACCTGTCTTAGACGGAATACGTCTTTGGTGAATTTCATTTTTGATACGCTCTAGGTGCGCTCTTGCTTTGTGTGTCGGCATATTACCAACATCAATGTAGAATACACGTCTTTCAGGCGCACGTTGAACACGATAGATTAGAATAGCATCTTCAAGTAGTTCTTTTTGTTTGTAAACCTTGAATACAGGTTCTAGGATAGATGTACCGAAAGGCCAGAACGAATCAATACCTTCACTTAGTGAAATATGAATAACGTGTGATGAGTCGATTGGAGTTGAACTCTGTTCATTTGCAAATCGTGTACCACCTGCTGTACCACCAAGATAGCCCTGTGTAGTGTTTGAATTGATATTCGGTCTACCCATTTGTCCGGTAGCAGTCTGTGTAAGTTTTTGTGGGTCCGCAGTAACATTCATTGACTCGATATTGATATCGATATCTTTTACATAATATGCTTCAATCTGTTTACCCTTACCCTCGTTGACGATAACTTTATCTACCTTAGAAGGATCAACCCAGAATAGTTTGTATGTTTCAGGATCACGCACAAACATTTGGTCACCGTATTTGATGGCATTTCTAAAGATACGGAAAATACGCTTGTGCATTTCATTGATGTTACACCACTGTCTTAGTGTACGCTGTAGAATTTCATTTTCTGATTCTGTAGGATCTTCGTTGAAGTCAAACTTGAAAGGAAGTTTTGTTTGTTCATCAGTAAGTGTTGAAAACTCTGCAATAATGTCAAGAGCCGCATTTACTTCTGAATCCAAATCCATCTGATCATACTGACCATAACGAGCAACACGATTTGGCTGACCCTGGTAAACTTCAGGTAGCCAACTGCTATATCGTTTGTTCGATGCTTCTGAACCTTGTTGTGTAGGCTGAGCCGTAGTACTACGTGCTACCCCATCATAGGTTTTAAAATATTTTTTCCAAGTTGCCATCTTTTTATAATCCTGTATTTTTTATACTAACATACTTATTTTAATATGTCAAGTGTTTAGTTTCCGTTTAGTGCTTTTATCAATACCCTTAGCTCTGCAAGTAGCGCATCTCGTTCTCCTAATTCACGGTTAGCTACTCTCTCACCACCTGCGATCCAACTTCTGTCTTCCAATTGTGCTGTCATACCTTCTAGTGCTGTCACTAAGTTTGAAATTTCAGTTACATTTGTTAAGTTATTATTTGCAAACTCTTGTAGCGTTTCTCTGACAAACGCAAGCTCTGCTTCATTGGATGAACTATAACGTTCATCAATACCTAATTCATCAGCAAGCATCGTATAATCTATACTACCATCTCTGTTTTCACCCAATATAGAGATAAGGTCAGATGCAAACGAACTACTAACTTCACTATTGCGCCCTGCATCAAGTAGTACACTCTGACTAAAGTTTTCAAAGCGCGCCTGTCTTTCAATAAGAGATTGTACTAGTGCAAGCTGGTTTGGTTCGATTTCCATATAACTAGCAGCATCAAACATACCTTCATCTGTACTAATTCGTTTTTCAGTTATTGTTTCACCGAATGTAGGAGAGTTTCTATCTTTATCTACATATTCATAATCTACCACCTCATTACCTCTAGCGATAGCCTCAGCAATTTTATCTATATCAAATGACTCGCGGGTCGCATCAGATGTAAACATTCTCATTAAAAAATTACGTGTATCATCACCTGCGTTACCTACTTCACGCTCAATACGTATTCTTTCTTCTCTGTCAATATTATCCTGTTCAGATATACCTGCTTGTTCTCTAAACGCGGCTTGTTGTCGTTGTTCTTCTTCTCTCAACTGTTCGAATTTATTACTTATTAAAGACCCTGCTTCTCCTACAATATCTACAAATATTTCAACTGCACTTCGTAGTGTGGTGTCAACAAATGTTGTAACGTCAAACAATGTTTCGCCACCAAACGCCTCAACAGCCGGACTGACTGTATTTTGTATTGATTCTATTAAGCCTGCGTTTACTCTGTTAAGTTCGCCCAAGTTATCTGCATAGTTGAAAACCTTTGCTAATGAATTTTCGATATCCTCAGTTGTCAACTGTGCTTGTTGTCTATTATTAAATAGCGCCATAAATTCTGCACTGTCTTCTCTGCCGGTAACTCTTGTATCGGCAGCATTGCCATCATTTGCATCACCAATAGTGTCACGTATTCTAAGCATATCTGCTGCTAATTGTCTAATCATAGGATCTTCATTTTGCACAGCTAATGCTCTGAAATCTTCATCACCCAAACGATCAACAAGCCTATCAATAGGACCAGACATACCTGCGATTACATCGCCAGTGCTTTGTCCAGAGTTAACACGATTAAACATTTCTTCTAGTATAGGCAGAAATTCATTACCGAAATTACTACCAGCTAATGCTTGTCCCTGTTCAGTTGTTCTAAATTCATCAAAGGACCTGGAAGAAAGAGCAAAAGCAATTGATTCACCGAATTGTGTATTTTGCGCACCAAATGCAGCTACTACATTTTGAACTCTGTCTCTCATTTGATCCGGTAAGCCAGCGAGCAGGGTCGTTAAATCGTCACGTTGTGCGAGCGTACCCGCAATCATTTCTGCTGCCTCAGTTATGCCCACTTTTAACACATTGGACGTTACGGTAACAGTGTCCATAAAATCTTCCATACCAGAACGCAACTGTTGGTTATTCATTCTATCCAACATACCAAGATTTCTAACAGTATCAAGATAATTACCAGCAACTTCTGCAACACCACCAAACTCTAATCCAAATCGGCGCATCATGTCGGCGCCTTCCATACCAGAGTTTGACATTTCATATGCCATTTCTTGCACAAATGCTAATGAACGCTCAATGCCAACACCGCCAACTGAGCGAGAAAATTGTTCGGTAAACTTTGCTGCTTGGCCTAAAGTAAACGATGAACGGTTTACCATTTCGGAAAATCCTAATAAACTACCATCTAATGTGTTCAGTGTATTTGCTAATCCACTTTGTCGTATTTCATTCACAAGATTAAACCTATCTTCGCCTAATTGGATTGCATATTGATTCGCACCATTTGCAAATGCAGCCAAAGCACCCAATGCATTTACTACTTGATCGCCCAATTCACCTGCGCTGTCTGCAAAAGATTCGCTCATACCTTCTTTTAATTGCGCAACATCAAGCTCCTTGGCCTCTAACCCATCACGTATGTTAGCCATTAACTCTGAAAAATTACCAAAAGATTTCTCAATAGAACTTTGTAATGAATCTGAATCTTTATTTCGTTCTGTTTCACTACGTTCATTAGTTTCACGCAGTTGATCTATTTTCTTATTTGCTTCTGCAAATGTATCAGCGAGTGTTTTTGTATTGTCCCTATCTTCGGCTTTAATACTTTTAAGTATCTGAGCAATATCTGTATCACCACTAGAAACCGCATCGATAAGTTTTTGTAGGTCGCCTTTTTTCAGTCCGCTAACACCTGCTGCCAATAAGGCATTTAAAATCTGAGTCTGTGTGCCTTCAGTTGCCCAAGCAGGCCAATTGCCGCCTTCTATGAATACATCGTTTTCTGCCATATACTCTCTCGCTTTTTTATTATATTCGTAGTTTATAAATGATTAAATAACTATGAACATAAATATACTATAACGTTGTATTTATCAAGAGGTAACTAAATGACTAAAAATGCACTATCAAAATATTTCAGAAAACCGGCAATTTACATTAAACTACCTTCGGCGGGTAAATTTAACCCAGAAATACCACAGACTGTACTGGACGAAGTCGGCGTAAGACCGATGACTGCAATTGACGAAATAACTATGAAAAACCCAGATGCACTTCTCAATGGTGAGGCTTTAATAAGCGTCATAGAAAGTTGCGTACCTGATATTCCCAATCCACGTGCGCTACCTAATATAGATGCAGAAGCATTATACCTGGCTATACAATATGCAACATACGGCAAAGAACTCATTCATACACACGAATGCGAAAAATGCAAAGAAAAAAACGATTTCAATATAGATATAAACTATATCTTAAATAAATTTCCAGAGTTAGACGATATTGAACCTATTTTATATGAAGACTTGAAAATCTATATCAAACCATCTACTATAGAAAGTATAACAAGATTATCACTTATTGAACTAGAACAGAAAAAAGTTATTGCAAATGTGTCGTCAAATGCGGGTGACAAAGATATCAACCCAGAAGACGAAAGTAGACTTGCAAAGACTTTGTATTCGAGTTTTAGAAAAATTGCATCATTGAATATAGATTTACTAGGTAATGTAATTGATAAAGTTGAAACACCAGACGGTGTAGTCACAGATTATGATAACATTGTAGAGTTTTTATATAATGTACCTTCAAGTGTAGTGGATAACATAAGCGCAAGTGCAAGAAAGATATCGAAGCGTCCAAAAGAAACTAGTGAGTTTGAATTTGTATGTCCAGAATGTGAACACAAACAAAAGGTTGCTCTGGAGGTCAACCCTGTAAATTTTTTCAAAACTGGCTAGTTAAGGCCAGTCATGAAGACATATTGTTAAAACAGGAACAATACGAAAAACAACTAAGCAAAGTACATAAAAATTTATTAAAACTTTCATGGTACATGAGAGGCGGGGTAAGTATATCTGAATTACACGACATGCCTGCCGGACACATCAAATACTTAAACGAAATTGTAAGCGAAAATTATGAAATGAGTAAAAAAGCAGGAATGCCAATTTTATAAAAAAATACTTTACAAAGTACATATAATATGTTAGTATGATTCTTAATAAGTATTTTTGACTTATACCAGGCTAATATAAAAAAGTTTAACGCTCAAAACTAATACAAATCTAATATAGGCAATCAAAGGCTAATACAATGAAAATGGCTAATATAACCGTACATAGTGGACTGTTGATTGGGTTGCCAATCCGGGATTGAGACTGCCAGTGTAGTTACTGTTGCCGTCGGATTAGAGGGGATGAACTCCCT